GCTCATGCGGTCACCTCGCTGAACTCGTAGCTCTGCAAGAACTGCTCAGCCTGCGCAAAAGTCAGCGGCGCGGTCAAATGCTTGATAAGTGGGCTCTTGCGGCCACCCTGCGGAATCACTCGCACGACCCGCACGGTCGGCTCGGTGCCGTTGTGGCCCGCCACCTCCGTGCCGATGCACTTGTCTCCGGTGCGCTCCTTCGCGGCGCGGGTCACGGCAGCGAGGCGAAACACGCCCTGCCAAGCGGCGGCGAGGGGCATCTTGCGATTTAAGTTCGTCATAACACTGTCCTCCAACAGAGCCCCGACACCGCGCCGGGGATGGGGCAACATTACGGCGCACCGTAGCCGCAGTCAACACCCAAAACGCACTTTTTCACCGATGACCACCCTGCGGATGATACGGACTGCCGATTGACACCCGCGCACCGCCTCGGCTACCGTGCCGGCCATGGCTACATGGCAGGACAAGATCGGCGCGCTGCGCACCTGGGGCTTCACGCTCGCCGAAATCGGGCGCAATATCGGCCTCACCGCGCAATCCGTCTGCGACCTCGAGGCCGGACGCTCGAAGGAACCGCGCGGCGGGGCCGCACTCAAGCTCGAAGCACTTTTCCAACGCACCAGCAGAAAACACCGGAGGGTCAGAAAATGAGCCGCACCGCTCTCGACATCCTGATCGACGACGCCACCCATCGCATCGCACAAGCCGAACGGCAGAACCGCATCGACAGCGCACGCCTCTGGCTGCGGCGGTTGCAGGAGCTCGTCGCCAAGCGCAACGCCCTGCGCACGCCCGCACAGATTCGCGCCATCGAGACCCAGAAGGGGCTCGTGTGATTTATGGTCAAGACTATGAAATTTGACACGGAATCGGAGGCGGTTGCTTTCTGCGTCGAACGTCTAAGAGACTATTGCTCGACTATCGTTACAGAAATAGAGGTTTCTCACTTTCGTTTAGACATTGGGTTTCGGCTTTCTTGTTTGCCCGCTATACCCTTAGCGATTGAGGTGAAGCAATTTTCATCTGATAAACAAATCGCCAAGCTTGCGGACGGTGTATTTCAAGCACGCGATTACGCCAGGCAGCTTGGGACAGCGGCTTTTATTGCTCCGTTTGAGGCAGATGGAGCTAAGGATTTTCACGCAGATGGAAGGGTAGCCGGCGCCATGTTGATTGCTGGGCAGGAATCTGTTGGCGCTTTAGCGTTTCATCCGAGAAATGGGTGGATTAGATTGGTCATGGCGGGGCAAAACGTTATCACGATGTTTAAGAACTCCAGAGGCGAGGCGTCTTTTAAGATACACCCGAAAGCGGACGCATTTTTGCGATTTAAGAACCGGAAAGGATCGCAGACGTGGCGGGCATGAACGAACCAAAAATCCATCGGGAACTGCTCGTCAGCTACACGATCTTCGACTCGGTCTATCCCGTCGACAAGACCGAGCGCGCCGACGTGCCTTGGTCGGAACTCGTCGCGCGCGTCGTCAACGCGCCGACCTATATCGACAAGAAGGCCTGTCCGCTCATCTCGATGGCGGACTACGGCGATGAGCGCAGCGAGAAGGGCAGCATCCGCCACGCCGCGAATGTCCTGCGCGTCTACGGCGTCGAGCTCGACTACGACGGCGAGCAGATGCCGATCGCCACCGCAGCGGCGAAGCTGCGCGCTGCCAATGTCCGCGCCGTGCTCTACACCAGCCCGAGCCACAAGCCCGAGGCCCCGCGCTGGCGCGTCCTGCTGCCGCTCCTCGACCCGGTCACCCCGGGCGAGCGCGAATCCCTCGTCGGGCGCGCGAACCGCATCTTGGGCGGCGTGGCATCCCGCGAGTCGTTCACGCTCTCGCAGTCGTTCTACATCGGGCGCGTGCGCGGGGTGCCCTACGAGACCGAGATCACCGAGGGGCGCTGCATCGACCAAGCCCTCGATGTCAATCCGCAGTTCTACGCCGGCAAGGCCGACAACGGCGACACCCGGCGCGATCTCACGACCGACTCGCAACTGCGCGCCGCCTTCGAGCGCGGCGAGGACCGTTACCAGGCGATGCTCAAGCTCTCGGCCCGGTGGGCCGCGCGCGGCATGGCCGAGGACGACATCGTCGCCGCCCTCGAGGGGCTCTTCGGTGACGGCAACACCCGCAACGGCGACGGCATCGACCTTCTGAGCCGCGTGCCAGGCATCGCTCGCAGCGCCGTCGCCAAGTTCGGCGACACCCGCGCCACCCGCAACGCCTACAGCGTCCCGGACGAGCCGCCGGCACCGGAGCCGCCGCCGTGGCTTGACCCCAACGCCGAGCCCGGCGAGCCGCCCGGATACGCCGTCGAGTTCAGCACCACCCAACCCGAGCGCAAGCCGCTCGACTGGGCCATGCTCAACTTCAAGACCCCGCCCGAGCGCGACTGGGTCATCCCGCACTGGCTCGGCTGCGGCTATGTCACACTCCTCGCCGGCCCGGGCGGCGTCGGCAAGTCGCTCCTTGCGCAGCAGATCGCCTCGCACATCGCCACCGCAACGCCCTTCATCGAGCCGATCCCGAAGGCGCGCAAGGTGCTCGTCTGGGCGGGCGAGGACGACCACGACGAGGTCTGGCGCAGGCAGGTCAACATCGCCGAGGTGATGGGCAAGGACCTCAGCGCCTATGGCGACCTCATTATCGAGTCCTTTGCCGGCCGCAGCTGCACGCTTGTCGAAACCGTCTTCGGCACCATCCAGCCCACCAAGCTCATCGACGAGCTCGCCGAGCAGGTGGCCGACTACCAGGCCGAGGTCATCGTGCTCGACAACATCGCCCGCCTCTTCGGCGGCAACGAGAACGAGCGCCACCATGTCACGACCTTCGTCAACCTCGTCGCCGGGGCTTGCAACCGTCACCGCCCGACCGCCGTGGTCCTGCTCGGCCACCCCGCCAAGAGCGAGGGCTCCGAATGGGCCGGCAGCACCGCCTGGGAGGCCGCGGTGAGATCCCGCTGGTACTTCGGCCGGAACCTGCCCGACGCCAAGGACGAGGAGCAGGGCGAGCCCGACCCCAACATCCGACACCTAGCCCGCCGTAAATCGAATTACAGCGCCCTGGACGCCGTGCAGCTGCGGTATGACCCAGTGCGGCACACCTTCGCCGTGGACGCCCCTAAAGCCATCCTGGAGCGTTCCATGCACCCGGGGCGGGCGGAGATGCTGGTCCTTGATGCCATCGAGCAGCTCGCCAAGGCCGGCATCAGCACCTCCGACGAGAAGCGGAACCCGGCGTTCCTGCCCCGGGTCATGGTCGATCGGAAGATGGCAAAGCGCACCGACACCCCCGCCCTGACCGACGCCCTCTACCGCCTCCAGCAGTCTGGGCGGGTGGCCCGGGATGTGGTCGGCAAGCACGCCAACCGGACCCCGAAGTTCGGTCTCGTTGTGGCTGATGGAGGCTCCCGATGAGCGCACAACGGTTTGCACAACGGATGCCCAAAAAGGCGCACAACGGTGCACAACGGTGCACACATGCTGTCCCCCCCTATAACCCCCCCTGTACAGAACCGTTGTGCAGGGGGAACGGTTGTGCACTTCGGTCGCAACAACCGACCCCCTCCCCGTTGGGTCGGGGTGCGGTTGTGCGCCCTCATGCGGGGTGGGCAGCATGACCAAGACCGCCCCCACCGCCGAGGAGCGCCGCCGCCGGGTGCGCGCCCTGCTCGAGCGCCTCTCGCCAGGCACCCTCGGCTTCATCGATTCGGCCAAGCGGACCTTCCCCTCGGCCAAGCTCACCGCCCTCGAGGTCACCGACCACGACGGCACCCTTCACGCCATCACCGGCAAGACCGATTTACCCAAGGAGACGACATGACCTACGACAACACGAACACGGGAACCCTCAACCGCAACGACCGCAAGGAGAAGGACACCCACGCCGACTACCGCGGACAGATCAACATCGGCGGCGTCGAGTACTGGCTCGACGGCTGGGTCAAGACCGCCGGCCCGAATGCCAAGACCCCGGGCTCGAAGTTCCTGTCGCTGCGCGCGAAGCCGAAGGAGGCGCAGGCACCGAAGCCGGCGCAGGCCACGAGCGAGAAGTTCATCGACGACGGTGAGATCCCGTTCTGATGCTCAAGATCATCCGCAGCTGGGTGAGTCTGCTCGTCTTCTGCGTCAGCATCGGCGCGGTCGTCGGCGTCATCGGCGGCACGGCCATCGTCGTGGCGCGCATCATCGAGGCCGCCGCGCGATGACCTGGCGTGCGCTCCACGGGATGCCATCCAAGCCGATACGGCTCTGCCCCGTGTGCGGCATCGAGAACACGGGCGGATGGCCGCACCGATGGCATCGGCTGCACCGCAAGGCTAACCTCACCGTCGACCAAGTCGCCGAGATGTCGAAGCAGACGCGCGAGGCTAACCATGTCGTACGCGCCGTGGCCGATGCCGTGGATGACGCGCGCGAGCCTGACTCATGGAGACCGGGAGAGGAGCGGGCGGCGTATCATCGCGCCTACTACGCCAAGCACCTCGAGCGACGCAGGATGCAGGCGAGAGAGTCGAAGCGACGCCGCACATTGAAGCGAAAGCTGCGGCCGCTGATCGACGAACTGTGCAACGCGGTCGACCTCGGCCGCCAGACCGCGAGGTGGTGACGATGGGCGCATCGCAACGACGAAAGGGCGCAGCAGGCGAGCGTGAACTCGCGCAGATCCTCAGCGCCGAGCTCGGCATCTGCGTCCAACGCAAGCTTGGTCAGGCGCGCGACGGAGGCTACGACCTCACCCAGACCGGACCCTTTACCTGGGAGGTCAAGCGCCGCAAGGGCATCGCGGTCCACGAGTGGGTCGAGCAGTGCGTGAAGGCTGCAGGGCCGCACGACATCCCGGTGGTGGCCTGCCGCGGCGACGGCAAGGAGTGGCTGGTGGTGATGCGCCTCAGCGACGCCCTGCCGCTCATCCGCGGCGAGATCAGCGAGGCACCGATGGAGCCATGAAAGCGCGCGACGATTACTTCTGCCGAGGCCCGTGGGTGCTCGTCTCCCGCGAGGCCTTTTTCTGGACCGGCGAGCGCAGCAACGCCGCGCCGCTCAAGGCCTGGTGGACGCAGCACCTGAGCGAGGCCAAGCAGTTCCCGACCGTGGCCGACTGCTACCGCGCCGCGTCAGGGGTCAAGCGCCTCGCCTCGGCCCGACCGCGAAGGCTCGACCAGTGAGCGAGATCGCCTTCACGCGCATGAAGCTCGCACAGTGGGCACGCTACTGCCGAGGCCGCGCGCGCACCGGATACCCGACCTCGACCGCGTTCATCCACGCCGGCGAGGGCGACCGCGCGCACGACGACCTCAGCGAGATGCCGCCGGACCTGAGCGAAATCGACCGCATTGTCGCTCACCTCGCCGAGCTGCATCGCGTGCCACTGGTGGCGTACTACCTCAGCCGCGCCGCGCTCGAGGTCAAGGCCGCCCGCCTACGGATCAGTCGCCGAACGCTTATGCGCCGGGTCGCTACCGCCGAGCGGCAGGTGCACCTCATGCTGGTGTCTTGCACCTGCCCAGAAAATGTGCAATAACGCGTCACAGTGGCCGGCTCTACCGGCAAACGAAACGCGGCCCGGCACACGCACACAGGTTCCACCATCGAGGCCGGAGTCCGCGTCCTATGCAGTACGACGTCCGCGCTGACCTGCGCGAGGCCCTGAGCAAGCTCGAGAACCTGCGCAAGGACCAGATCCCCTTCGCCACGGCTTACGCCTTGACCCAGACGGCCAAGGACAGCCAGACAAGGGTCCAGCGCGAGATGCGCTCGGTGTTCGATAACCCGACGCCCTACACGCTCGCAGGCCTCTTCGTGAAGCCCGCGACGAAGTCCAAGCTCACCTCGACGGTGAAGTTCAAGGACCAAGCCTTCAAGGGCGTGCCTGCCGACCGCTACATCACGGTCCAGGTCGAGGGCGGGGCACGACGAGCAAAGGGCTTCGAGGAGCTGCTGATCCGCAGCGGCGTGATGCCGCCGAACAGTTACGCCGTCCCTACCCGGGCCGCCAAGCTCGACCAGTACGGCAACGTGCCGAGGGGTACGCTGAACGCCATCCTCTCGCAGCTGCAGGCGAGCCGCGATGTGCTGTCGCGCGAGACGCCGACGAGCCGAGCGCGGAACCAGAAACGTCGCAACCGAAGATTCAGTCGCTACTTCACGGCGTACCCGGGCCGCGCGCGAACCAAGCATCTACCGCCCGGCATCTACGAGCGGGTGGGCTTCGGCTTCGGCTCGGCGATTCGGCCGGTGTTCCTGTTCATCGACCGGCCGCCCATGTACAAGCCGCGGCTGCCGTTCTACCGACTCGTCGACGAGACGCTGCGGCTCAGGCTGGTGCCGAACTTCGAGGCGGCCTTCGCCCTCGCCGAGCGGACCATGAGGCCGACGGCGTGAGTGTGGCGACGGCGCAACGGGGCTGTGGCGTGCGCGCCACGGGTCACGGGTCCTCCGGGGTAGGGTCAACTGCGGGTAATTCGGACCCCGGTGTGATTGTAGCGCCAGTGAAACACTAGCCGCCTTCCCGAGAATGGAGCAGACCGCTTGAGCCGAGGCATCGCCGCCCTGTCCCAGATCCAAGCCGCCACGCTGCTCGGCGTGACGCCGCGAACGCTGCGCGATTGGGCGGACGCCCCGCGCAACGGGGACGGATCATACCCCGGCCCGGCCATCGTGAAGTATTGGGCCGAGCGAACTTTCGGCACCGGTGGTGCGGAATCGCACCCGACGCAGCGCGAACGGCTCGCGGCAGCGCAGGCCGAGAAGGTTGAGGCTGAGAACCGGGTGCGCCGCGGCGAGCTGGTGGAGATCGAGCAGACGGCGCAGGGCTGGGACGACATCGTCCTCGCGACGCGCGCGAAGCTGCTCTCGCTGCCCACGAAGCTCGCCCCGCAGCTTGTGCGACAATCGGACCCCAATGCCATCAGCCGCGCCATCGCCGACGAAATCGACCACGCTCTCGCCGAACTTGCGCGCGAGGATGGCGCGGACGATGCGGCTCTTCGCACCACCGCCGAAACTGACGGTTTCGCAGTGGGCGGACCGTTACCGGAGGCTCAGTAGCGAGGCGTCGGCCGAGCCCGGCATCTGGCGCACCGACCGTGCGCCCTATCAGCGCGGCATCATGGACGCCGTCGCGGACGACACGGTGCGCGAGATCTGGGTGATGAAGTCGGCGCAGGTCGGCTGGACCGAGATCCTCAACAACGTCATCGGCTACCACGTCGCGCAGGACCAAGCGCCAATGCTTCTGGTGCAGCCGACGCTTGAGATGGCAGAGGCCTGGTCGAAGGACCGCCTCGCGCCGATGGTTCGAGACACGCCGGCGCTGAGTGAGCTCATCGCCGATCCCCGCTCGCGGGACTCGGGGAACACGCTCCTCCACAAGAAATTTCCCGGCGGTCATCTGACCGTCGCGGGTGCGAACTCGCCGGCGGGGCTGGCGTCGCGGCCGATTCGCGTGGTGCTCTTCGACGAGGTGGACCGCTACCCGGCCTCAGCCGGCACGGAAGGCGACCCGGTGAGCTTGGGCAAGAAACGGACGGCGACCTTCTGGAACCGCAAGGTGTTGGCGGGATCGACGCCGACCATCAAGGGGTCGAGCCGCATCGAAGCCGGCTTCGAGTCGGGCGACCAGCGGCTGTACTTCGTGCCGTGCACGCACTGCGGCGAGATGCAGCGCCTCGTCTGGTCGCAGGTGCGCTGGCCGGACGGTGACCCGGCGTCGGCGGCCTATGTGTGCGTCGCCTGCGGTGCCGAGCTCGGCGATGCCGACAAGGCGGAGATGCTGCGGGCGGGCGAGTGGCGGGCGACGCGGGAGAGCCGCGGCATCGCATCCTTCCACATCAGCGAGCTGTATTCGCCCTGGTCGACCTGGGGCGAGATGGCGGTGGCCTTCCTCGAGGCGAAGAAGCTGCCCGAGACGCTGCAGACGTGGATCAACACGTCGCTCGGCGAGACCTTCGAGGAGCGCGGCGACGGTGTCGCGGCGGTGGGCCTCGCGGCGCGGCGCGAGCCGTACACGGCGCAGTCGTTGCCCGGCGGCGCGTTGGTGCTGACCTGCGGCGTCGACGTGCAGGACGATCGCCTCGAGGCGTCGGTCTGGGCGTGGGGGCGAGACGAGGAGGCGTGGCTCGTCGAGCATCAAGTGCTTCCCGGTGATCCCGGCAGCGAGTCGCTGTGGGCTGACCT